TGCTGATCCTCACTAAATGGTGGTTGTCCCACACCATAACGAGCCATCGATGTACAAAATACAATTCTTTTGACACCTGCTTGTATGGCAGCACTAAATGTACCCACACTTGCCTGATAGTTGTGTTTGGTAATAAATGCTGGACTAAATACACTCAATCCCTCATGTGGTGTTGCTGCTGTGTGATATACTACATCACATCCCTTCATTGCATCTCTCATTGCATCAGGGTTGCAACAATCTATTTCATAATATTTTACATATGATGGAACATTATCTCTGTCACCACCAATCATGTTATCATTGCCAACAACTTCATGGCCAAGTTCATGCATACGTTTTGCGATGTGACAACCTAAAAAGCCTGCCACTCCTGTTATAAAGATTTTCATATCATATTTTCCTTGTATTGTTCTGCTGTCATTGCAGTAATATTTACGCGAACACTCTCTAGCTGTTCAATTATTTGTGCATGTATTTTTGGATCTCTCAATCTTTCTAGCACATCATAGAAAGAAACACTGCCATTAAAATATATTAATCGATCGAGATCTGTTCCCTGCGTCCACTTATAGGCACTATCACATGCACTATGGATGCACATAGCAGAACCATATTTTAAACCTAATAAGAATCTGTGATTGATACCACTGTTGTGTTGTTTACGATGTCCCAATACCAATGATCCAATGTGTTTATCATATATTTCTTGTCGTTGTGCAATATTCACACTCTTGCTTTGTTTATTCCAGGGTGCACTTATCTTGCCATAATACCAGACACGATCATTATCATTTAATACACCCAATTCTTTTAAAACACGATGTCTGCTACTCTTATTACTGCCAATGTATTGTAAACTTTTTTCTTTTTGATCATGTTCATAATCAAATAACGATGTTGGCCATTTTATATTAAAAATACTTTCTCTCCAACTATCAATGAATGTGACAGCACCAAATTTATCATGTATTGCATGATCATCATCTACAGGATATGCACTACGTATTGTGCAACGATCATAATTGATACTGTCTGCACAACGTTGTATTTTATCGTGGCTACTAAATGTATCTACACCCTTTTTTACTACATCGCTAAACATGTTTCCCAATCCGATGTCCGGATCTGTGTAGTGTACACTTATATTTCCTGTGAAATCTGCAAAAAGTGTTAGCAACCGATCAAAGTATGGTGTTATTTTACCACCAAAGAAGTTATATGTCAATCGATCAATAAAGATGTGATCAATATCTGTTATATCGTCAAAGTCTAGTGTGCGATATGTCTTGTTGGGTGTGTTGCTTAACAGATATGGTGTATAACCTTCTTTTTCAAGTGCTAGATAATGACCTAAACTTTCTTCATTATTACTTGTTGTTGGTAAATCATTCGCATCTACTGCGATATAACCACTACTTCTGCATACCAATATTTTCATATGTTCTCCTTAGATAAATATAGTTATAATTATACAATATTTTTTTATGTTTGTAAAGCATAAAATAGAGGACAATTATGGCAAGACCTAAAGCAAAATTATTACAAAAATTAATAAAAGGTCACAAGGTATATGAGATCTTAGAAAGTGATAGTATATGGGTTGTACTGTATAAAGAAAAACCAATCAATATATGTACGTATACAAACCCGGAATATATTATTGATGACAAGACTGTGATACCTGTGAAATATCAAAAGACGGTATATCTCAATGAGGCGCATGCAGTAAGAAGGGCAAAACAACTAGAATACATGTATAATTTAGAAGATATATCAGTTAAGAGAATAGATTTTAATAAAGATGTATAAATATATTTGATCAGTAATAAGATGGCATAGCTTATTGTATGATCTCCTTTTATATTGTAATGACGCGTAGAGGGAGTATGTAGTAGTACTCCCTCTTACAACAAAGATGACAGCACAAATAATTAAATTAGACGATTATAGAAAGCCTGAAAATAGGGCACAAAAGAGAAATTTGAGCAATGTGAATATTGCTTACTATGAAATACTACAACATTACTTAAGAGAATATGATGAAGATCTTAAATTATTTGTTTTACATCAAAATCTCACAACATATTTGAGTCATTTGGCTAATCATGTACCATATAAGCATCAGTCAACTAACATAGTACATATTTCTAGTCAAATCATGCATCTATATCATGTGATACGTATTTTATCAAACGATATCGATAAGGCAATGTCGGCTTTAAAAATTAATTCCGAAATGTCAGTCGACAAGATCACAAACAGCTGTATTGATTATATTGATAGCAGCAAAGATCTTCAATAATACCAATGATAAATAAATCTATACTGGAGAAAAAATTTTATGGCAAATATCACAACTAGAACAATATCAGCTAGCACAGTCAACACAACAACCACACCCAAGGGTTCTGCGCTAACACATTCTGAGATGGATAGCAATATCATCAATTTGAATGATGCTAAATTAGAAAATACCTCAGATACATTTACTGGTAATCTATCAGTTGCAGGCAGTACTGCATCTACAACAGGTGCATTGGTATTGAATGAGGCAACACAAAATGGTGTACAAACTATAACAATAAAATCACCGGCGAGTGTTGGAACTTCATACACATTAACTTTGCCAGACACAGCAGGGACAAGCGGACAACAACTAACAACTGACGGATCAGGTAATTTATCTTGGGCTGCATCAGGAACTTCTAGTCCAACATCATCACAATCAGGACAAAATTTTGTTTTATCGAGTGCCAGTGAATTAGACCTAAACAACAACAGGATCATAAACTCAGACGGCAGTTCATTACTTGGCATTTCATTATACAATGACGTTGTTAAAGTTGGTGAGACCACAGCAAAGATCACTACATCAGGCACAGATCAGGACTTAACAATTGAGCCAAATGGCACAGGAACCGTAAAATTAGGTAAAGATTTAGATGTTAATGGACAGAGCATAATCACAACATCAAATGGCGACATAACATTAGATCCCAATGGCACAGGTGATGTAGCCATAGATACCAATAGTGATCACACTCTATTAGAAATGCATAATGCTGGTGCTAACAAAAGAGCAGGTATAATAATACATCCAAACGACAAAGGTGATTATACAGATGCAGGCGGTGGCACATCTATGCTTTACCACACTGGTATCCAAATTGAAGAGCAAGGTGATTACACTTATCCGGCAATGGTGTTGAAAAACAATTCAATCAATGGTTATCCATACTTGTGGGCGGCAAAGGCAGGTCCAGCCAACAGATTAACTACACCAGATTACAGCACAGATGCTTATATGGAAAATGATGAGATATTGTTTAGATACTACGGTGCTCCATATAAAGGCGATGCGGCGGCTGGCACGGAATACTACACAGCAGGTGCTTTATGTGATATGAAAGCGGCTGAAGACCATTCTGATGGTAATTTAGGTTGTAAGATAGAATTTGGCACAATCAACACTGGTAGCACATCAGCCACAACCAAAATGACAATTGGTAATCAAGTGACTATGAATAGTTTATTGGAGTTGCAAGCATATGCTTCAGGTTCTTTACCAACAGGTGTAAATGGTGCCATCATATCAATATCAGACAACAGTTACAAACCAGCATATTACGATGGAAGTGCTTGGAAATATATAGCAGACGATAGTGCTGTTTAAGGAGTATGCTGAATGGCGACTCTTACAGCAGAAGCAACGCTAAATGCTGGATTCAATTTAACATCTGGTTATCACATAGCCAGTCAAGATGTAAATCGTACACAAGACACAGAGTTTAGAAAAGCAGTTGCTTTTCGCAGATCAAACACAGCTGGACATTATACAGAAACAAATAACTGGGAAAGCGCACTAGATCTTGACCAATATCAGTTAAAGACTGCATACATAGAAGCAGACTATCATGATGATGATTACTTTTTAGAATACAATGAAACATATGATAGGCCTGTATATTTTAATGAAGGTACAATAACACCAGTTTTTGATTTTTGTGAATTCATAGACACAACAAAAAATGCTGGTTATACAGAAGTAAATTATCATGATGATGATTACTTTTCTTTTGAATATGGCGCAACACTAAAATTCACAGCAACATTAAAAAATGCATCAAATTCAATAATAACCATAGTATCAGGTACACACACGACAACCCAGATCCTCAACAACAGCGGTGTCTATAGTGTACCATTAAATGATTATACATACGACAATGGATTTGTGTATGTTTCAATTACTAGTGATACAACTGATAATTTAGGCATACATGATTTACAACTGTCGATTAGCGCAACAGGCAGAACACATTTTAACACCAATGATGTCATAACAAAAACACATAAAGAAATAGTAAACAGACTTGATGCACGTCCTCCAGCGGTAGATACAATAAGAAAAGATACAGTATTACGTTTTTCAGATTTAGAATACACATTTCCTAATTTTCCGTATGGCATTGGTGGTATAGTAAATTACTTTGGTACACAAGATAATGATAGGAGTGCGTCCACAACCGCTGGCAGGGCGCAAGCATTAGAAGATCCTGAGGGTTTTGGTTATATAACAATCAATGATAATGATTTTGACGGACTATCAACTGGCAATTTAGATACAAAATTAAATTCATTTCAAATTGGTAGCAGCCTAACACGAAATGGCTATAAGTCAGATGATAGTGATGATGTTGGATCAGTTGTATGGAAGAGTAATTTATTTGATACAGTGACCAACGCGCTTAACGGCCTCACATTCAGTGCATGGTTCTATATGCATAAAAGCGATAATATACCAGATAGTCAGGGTTTTACTGTAAAGAAAACATTTTTAGAATATGGATTAAATGTTGATGGTACATCTATCAGTGGTGGAAGTAAAATAAACTACATTGAACTAATAGATAATGTGTTAACTGTAAAGGGTAATTTTGAATTAAAAATTACATTTCCGGAAATGCCTGCTGCTGATGATAGTTGGCATCATATCGCATTTAGTTGGAATGGTAAAAATGGTGATGATGGCAACATTGTTATAAATGCATATTTAGATGATCAAACACCTACACAAACAGCTATCTCAAATGTTGGTGGTGTTGATAAAGAAACGTTTGAGGTAGTACAGGTTTCTCGTTATCCAAAACACAACATAAGATATACAACTCCCACTGTTCATCCACTCTATCGTAGTGCAAACAATAGAACACATGGTGAAATATTTGTACAAGTATTGAGAACAACATCACCGGGACACACATTACAGGTTGGTGATGTTGTTGAATTAGATATAAAATGGCCTTACGATCATTCTTCCGGATTTGTTCCGTATTCAGGCAGAACAGTATCTGGGTCACAATTACTAAATGGTGCACCAAAAACATTTTTTGGTACTAATGCGTATACTATATCTGCAATTAGAGATGATGGTTTTTGGCTAGAAGGTACAGATGGTGATTGGTTTGATACACCAGAAAATAATTATAGTGGTTCAACAATTAGTTTATGGACTGGTACTCCGGGTGATGGAGGAAAAATTGACGCCCCTGACCCAACATTTTATCCCAGCCCACGCTTAGGTCCATTGACAGCACGTCAAATACAGAGTTTTAATGAAAATGATGTATATGTATATAGTGGAGAAACTTTTAGAAAAGAAGAGTTAAGATTAAAGATATTTAAATCAGCCAGTGATGTTGTGAGTGGTGGTGCTGATAGAACATATCTTTATTCAACAGGTGATGTGTTTGGTAAAATATTATTAGATAATGATTACATAGATTTAAGTATTAATACGAACTTACAACAATTAAAAAATGCTAATGATTTAGCACCAACATCTATACCACAAATAAATGGTGTGAATCCAAAAATATTCATAGATGTAGATAATGGTTTGATCAAAAATGTTGGTACAGGAACACAAGATAATAGATTACAAAGCACACTCACACCGATTGAGACAAACGTATTCAATCCATTAGTTAGAAATGAATTGTTGTCTAATGAAATTCAAGGATTGGTTGGTGGTTCACCATTTAGTGTAATAAGTGAAGAACCTGATATATATGATGCAAGCATAGATACACCTGTTATATTGTTTAGCAATCATATCAATAATGCCACAATAACACAAGACAATGTAAACAATTTAGATATTGAATTAAAATACATACATCCACCAATTGGTGCTTTCGAAAATACATTCATAAAAAGTAGATTAACACTAAAATTACGTTTAACTAGTGGTGATATTGATTTACCTATACAAACAACGCTCGATGTTTTCCCTGCAGTTATAAAATTTGCCACACCTGAAGATCTAGACATATCGTTGACATCTACATTTGCTGGTGGTTTTCAATTACTTTCAAATGCAACACTTGAAAATACATTTACACTTGACAGCGATGTAAGTGTTGGTCTATTTTCAGAAGCAAAAACATTCCCTGCAAATTTTGATATATCAATTACTGGCAATCCACGTATCAAGGATCTACAACCATTTGATTTTGCTTTAAATTCTACAATTGATATAACAACATTTGTCACTCACAATGCTGAAGCAAATCTAGTAAGTACATACACTAAGAATTTAGACATTGTTGGTGTAGTTATAGCTAATGCAATAACATTTAATAATACATTTGGTGGTCTAGCTAATATCGATGCCAGTGTTGGTCTATTTTCAGAAGCATTGACTATAGCAAATGAATTTACATTAACAAAAGATGTATTTGTTGGCATAAGAGATATACAAACAATCAATTTACAAAATAATATTACTACAAACTTTAGAGGTGGTTTCCGTGTATCGGTTGAGCCACAATTAGATAACATCTTTACTGCTGAGTTCAATGGTGGACTTATCTTAGACAAAGAACGTGCAGATTTTATATGGAATTTTGCAACCACACAAGATATTCTTATTGTTTTATCACCAAATCGTTATAGAATGCTAATATTAGATGCAAAAACACGTAATTATGTTATCAATGATGAAGATAGAATAATAAAATCAAATGAATACACAAGAAATATAGATGTAAATGCTCAAACACGTATAATTGATCAGTTAAACAGCACAAGAATATTGGAAACTAACACAGAAAACAGATCTATCAAGCTAAATTCAGCAGTTTCACGTATTATAGCACAGAACGCAGAAAATAGAGTTGTAGATACACATGATCAGACACGTTCATATAGTGTAAATGAACAAAATAGAATAATCACTGCTAAATCGCAGGCATCTGAACAGGTAGAGTTATTATTATGGTCACAAACCACAACATGGAAAGATTTACAAACTTGGAAAACAGCAGAGACACTTAGAGTGTTAACGATAGAGGGTTATGATGACTAATACAGCATGGAAAACTGATAATAAGGGAAAATATATTGAATTTGATGCTGGTACAAGCGATATTGAGATAACTTTTGATTTTAAAAATTTATTATTACCTAATGAAAACATAGCAAGCATCACATACAACACACCACTAGATGTTAAATCAACCGGTGTATTTGGTTTTACACAACATAAAACAATTGCTATCATAACGTTTGGTGTATTGCCAACGACCCCAAGCATAGATGATTTAGAGATAAATATATTAACTACACAAAATCGCATATATAATCAGTATGCTAGAGTAAAGATTAAATAAATACATATGGAGATACAAATATCATGACGGCAGCGACAGATTATTTAGAATTAGCAGTCCTTAAACACATTTTCAGTGGAACAAACGGATCGACAAACGGTGCAACTTATACAGCACCAACAACTTTTTATGTAAGTTTACATACGGGTGATCCGGGTGAAGGTACACAGCCAGGCGCAAATGAAATTTCTACATCAGGTTATAACTATGCTAGAGAATCAGTGACATTTGGCGATTGTACTACAGTCACAAACACAACATCAGTAAGTTCTAATCAAACAGTTTCGTTTGGACAAGCATCAGCAAATTATCCAGCAGATATAACATATATTGGAATAAATGATGCTAGCACTGGTGGTAATTTACTTTTTTATGGTCAATTATCACAGGCAAAAACAGTGACAACTGGTGATGTGTTTCAGATTAACTCTGGTTCTTTGACTATTACGTTAAACTAGGAGCATTAAATGGCAAACACAACTGGTTATCAAGTAGATAACATTGGACATTATATAAAAAAAGATCCATCAAGCGTGTTAGATTATACGATTGATTGGACTAATTGGTTAGGTGGTAATGACACCGTTTCGAGCGTGACTTATGACTTGGAAACTGGTATTACTACATCGACTGCTATTGGTGGCGCTGCAACATCAAACACCTCAACAAGTACTACTGTCAATATCTCAGGTGGTACAGCAGGTAATATCTATAATGTAAAATGTACTATGACAACAACAAATGGAAGAACAGTTGTGAGAAATTTTAGAGTTAAAGTAGAGGATATATACCTATAATGAGTGAAGAAATATTAAATACAGAAGAGCAGAGAGAGGCAGATCCAAAAAATCCTTACAAGATTAATTTGAGTAAGTTAGCAGAATCGGCAAGATATCAGGCAACTGACCAAGAACTAGCAGATAAATTTGGTCTTTCACTTGAAAAACTAAAAAGAAACTACATGCCGATAGTTGATAAAAATAGAGCCTCAGGAAGAGAAGCATTAAGAATTATGCAGTTTGAAAAAGCAATGCAGGGTGATACGCGTATGCTTATTTGGTTAGGTAAACAATATCTAAAACAAACTGACGATCCACAATTTAATTCTAATGACATTGTTTTACCGTGGTCTGATGATGAAGATTAATGCCATTAAGTCAAGCACAAAAAGAAGTAGCAAATGATACACACAGGTTTCGTGTATTAGTCAGCGGTCGTAGGTTTGGTAAGACACATTTATCAATAAGAGAATTATCCAAGGCAGCCTCTAAGCCCAACAAAACATGTTGGTATGTTGCACCTTCATATAGACAAGCTAAACAAATTGTTTGGTTGAAGCTAAAAGATAAATTACGTAATCTAAATTGGGTAAAACGTATCAACGAAAGTGATCTTTCTATACAATTGATTAATGGAAGTACTATATCATTGAAAGGTGCAGACAACAGCGACAGCCTAAGAGGTGTAGGTCTAGACTTTCTAGTCTTAGATGAATTTGCCGATATAGATGAGAAGGCATGGTTTGAAGTATTGCGTCCTACATTATCAGATACAGGTGGTAATGTGCTATTCACTGGTACACCAAAGGGTATAAGCAATTGGGCATATGATTTATACAAAAAGGAAAGAGAAGACAAAAATTGGCGTAGCTGGCAATATACAACTATTGATGGTGGTCAAGTACCTGCAGAAGAAATAGAACAAGCACGTCAAGATCTTGACGAACGTACATTTCGACAAGAGTATGAAGCAAAATTTGAAACATATAGCGGTATAATCTATTATAACTTCAATGTCAATAGAAATATACTAAAGGATGATGATGCAGATTCATCTATAATATATGTTGGTATGGATTTTAATATTGATCCTATGAGTGCAGTTGTTGCCATAAGAAATGATGCAGGTTTATATTGTATTGATGATATATCTATATATGGTAGTAATACTGATGAAATGGTACAAGAGATCAAAAATAGATATAAAGGTAAAAAAATAATAGTGTACCCTGATCCTGCAAGTAAACAAAGAAAGACAAGTGCAGGTGGAAAAACAGATTTAAGTATTCTCGTTAATGCTGGTTTTGAAATCAAAATGAGACATCAACACCCAGCAATAAGAGATAGAATCAATAGTGTTAATAGTGCTTTACATTCTACAAGTGGTGATATAAGATTACGTTTTCATCCTCGTTGTAAAAACATTATTAAAACTTTAGAAAGACAAATATACAAACCAGGAACGAGTGTACCGGAAAACAACGGACTTGAACACATGGCAGATGCACTTGGTTATATGGTAGAATTTATATACCCTGTAACGAGAAACAGTATAAATACTAATGTATCTCAAACCTGGGGAATGAAAGTAAAATAGAGGAAGCACTATGGCAAAAATATACGATGCATTTGACGTCGAATATAGATTAGAGTATTTTGGTATACCAGTACATAATGACTGGAAAACAAATATTAAAAGATGGACATATTTCTCTGATAGTTTTAATGGTGGTAATGATTACAGACAGGGCGAATATCTAACAAAATATATATTAGAATCTGCTGATGATTATACGACAAGAATAAAATCTACACCACTAGACAATCATTGTAAATCAGTTGTTGAAACATACAATTCATTTTTATTCAGAAAACCACCAATTAGACAATATGGAAGTATTGCAACAGATCCTGGATTAGATCCTTTTTTAATGGATGCTGATCTAGATGGCAGAACATTTGATGCATTTATGCGTGATGTAGCCACATACTCAGCGATTTATGGTCATGTGTGGATAAGTGTCGACAAACCACAAACTGTTGTCAACACACGTGCAGAAGAATTACAACAAGAGATACGACCTTATGTTTCAATCATAACACCAGAAAATGTTATTGATTGGAAATATTTTAGAAAACCAAACGGTGTTTATGCTTTAAAATCATTGACATTACTAGATGGAGTTGATGATAAAGCTGCATATTTTAGAATGGTGACACCAACAGAATCAACATTAATGAAGAAGACTAAAGCTTCAGCAACACCAGAAATACTAGAAGTTATACCGAATGAATTAGGTATAGTTCCATATACAGTTGCGTATGCAGGCAGAAGTCAAACAAAAGCAATCGGAGTTTCAGATATTGCGGACATAGCAGATATGCAAAGGGCAATATACAATGAATTGAGTGAGTTAGAACAACTCATCAGAATTTCCAATCATCCTAGTCTTGTGAAAACAAGCTCTACACAGGCATCAGCCGGAGCAGGAGCAATCATTGACTTGCCAGATGAATTGGACCCCAACCTGAAACCATTCTTGTTAGAGCCATCAGGGACTGGCATTGCGCAAATTATAGCCAGCATTAATGAAAAGGTGGACAGTATTAATAGAATGGCTAACATGGGTGGGGTGAGATCTACAACAGCCAAACAAATGTCAGGTGTAGCACTCGATACTGAGTTCCAATTATTAAATGCAAGACTAAGTCAAAAGGCAGATTTACTAGAACTTGCAGAAGAACAGATTTGGAGATTGTGGGCACGTTGGCAAAATAAAGTTTGGGATGGTATCATTGATTATCCTGACAACTTCAATGTACATGACAAAGAGAATACTGTGACATTATTAAGAACTGCTAAAGAGACAATGCCACAGAATCCAGAATTATTAAAACAGATTGATATTATGTTGGCTGAAGCACTTATTACTGATGAAGATATATTAGAAAAAGTCAAAGAAGATCAGCAAACAATTCAATCGGAAGGAGTACCAAATGCCGAAAGTGGGAACGAAGAAGTTTAGTTATACAAAGGCTGGCAAGAAAGCAGCTAAAATGTATAAGAAACGTAAAAGAGGTAAAAAATAATGGCAATCGATAATAATGTACAATTGCCAGTTGGAATAGCAATACGTAGAAATATGCTTGCAGGTTTTGATGGCATACATAAGTTTGGATATAATCCATCAGTTGGTTCATCATTTGAAACTGTATGGGATGGCGGAGGTGTTTATGCATATCCATCTACAGCAACCACAGCTACAGCAACATCAGACAATACATCTGCAGATAATGGTAGTACTGTTGAAGTACAGGGTTTAGATGAAAATTATGATCTGGCAGTTGAAACCATTACAGTTGGTGGTGGTGCAAGTACAACTACATTTATCAGAGTGTTTAGAGCTGTATTAAAAACTGCAAACACCGGTGATGTTAATGTAGGTACAATCCAAATCACAGTTGATTCAACTACAGTAGCACAAATTGCAGCAGGTTATGGTCAAACACTAATGTGTATATATACAATTCCACGCAATCATACGGGATATATTGTACAACTAGATGTTGGCAGTGCAAAAGATTTAGAAAATGAAATTCAGTTATTAACAAAAGAAGTTGATAATGGTAATGTATGGAATACCAAAACCTACATCACAACAAGAGGTGGTTTTATGGAAAAAAATTATATTATTCCAATTAACCTACCGGGTAAAACTGACATAGAATTGCGTGCTAAGGCTTCGGCCACAAGCGCAGTATCAGGTGGATTTGAAATAATTTTACAAGAACACCTGTAATAAATAACATAGTACAATCATTCGTGATTGGAGATAACTCAAATCTTATAAGGAGGATTAAACGATGAGTGAATCGGAAAATACAACAAACACTGAGCAGACTCAAGCTCAACCAGTTGATGCAGATAATTCTGTAGAAACTACAATTGAGGAAAAGACTTTTACACAAGCTGACTTGGATAAAGTTGTAGCGGATAGAATTGCACGAGAACGCAGAAAATTTGAAAAGCGTTATGAAGGCATCGATCCGGAGTATTACAATGAATTATCTACAAAGGCTGAGAGGGAAAAGCAAGAGAAACTAAAAGCAAAAGGTGAATTTGAAACTGTTTTAAAAGACACTGTATCTAAAAAAGATGCACAAATTAACCAATTGATGAATCAAATATCTACTATTAAGGTTGATGGTTCATTGCTTGATGCAGCTTCTCGTCAAAAAGCCATTAATCCACAACAGGTTTCTACCTTGTTGAAGGATCAGGTTAAGATGAATGAAGCAGGCGATGTTGAAATTGTTGATCCCAAAACAGGGCAAGTGAGATATAATGATAGTGGTGAACACTTTACAATATCAGAGCTTGTTGATGAATTTTTAACGGCTAACCCTCACTTTGTGAGTGCCACTCCGACAGGAAGCGGTTCAACATCAAAAATAGGTGACGCTGGTGCAAGTGAAAAGTTAGATATTAATAAATTGAACATGCAAGACCCCAACGATAGAGCGCTATATGCAGAATATCGTAAAAAGTCTGGCTTAATTTAATTGCTATTTTATAAGGAGAATTTAACATGGCAACAACTAACTTAACAGTAAACGTAGGCGGTTCTAATCAATCGTCATCAGGTGCGGGTATTGATAACTTTATTTCAAACATCGTAGCTGAAGCACTGTTCGTAGCATCAGAGCGTTCAATAATGAGACCGCTTGTAAGAAATTACAATGTAGCTGCAAACAGTGGTAAAACAATTCAAGTACCAATCTATCCAACAGTCAATGCTGGTGATTTAACTGAAGGTACTGATTTATCTAACACTGCAGTAGCAACTTCTCAGAAAACTATCACAATTGCTGAAAAAGGTATCATGGCTACTGTATCAGATTTAGCTGTAAATACAGGTGAAACTGACGTAGTAAGAGACTTAGGTAAATTATTTGGTGAAGCAATCGCTAAAAAAATGGACTTAGATTTAACAGCATTATTCAGTGCTTTAAACGGTGGTACATTAATTGGTGATGCAACAGCATCTGATGGTTCTGAAGTATTAACAGTAGATGAAATCTTCAAAGCTATTGCAACTCTAAGAGCAAACTCAGTTCCAATGACTGACTTAGCATGTGTATTACATCCAAATGTGGCATACGATCTTAAAAAATCTATGACTAACACATTCGGTTCATCTGGTAATGTATCAGATTTAGCTAACGAAGCACTAAGAACTGGTTATGTAGGTCAATTAGGCGGAGTTCCAGTATTTGAGTCTGCAAACATTGCAGATACAGGTACAACTGGTGACTATATCGGTGCTCTTTTCCACAAAGATGCACTTGGCTTAGCAATGATGCAAGATATCAGAATCACAACAGAACGTGACGAATCATTACGTGCGACTGAAGTTATTGCAACTGCAGTATACGGCGTAGGTGAATTACACGATTCATACGGTGTAGGTATCTCAGCTGATTCATCTATTCAGTAATAGATAACTATATAGTAGGGGTCTTCGGACCCCTACAACACATAAGGATTAAACATGTCAACATTTGCAACAGATTCAAATTTAAAAGAATACGAAGCTCAAATAGATGAGTATGGTATAACAGATTTTAGTGCGATGCACACAAAAACGTATAATGATATATTACGTTTATTAAGAATTGAATGGTGGCCACGAGTAAGCAAGAGTTCACCTAACACAAGATATTTTAATACAGCAGATATTGAAATGGATCCTTCTAAACTAACTAATTCACAATTTGTAAGAGCTGCAGTATTTCATACATTAGGATATTATATCTTTGCACAACTAACACAACATGGTCCTGATGAAGACAGATTTTCAGTGTTGGAACAATATTATAAATCACGTTTTAGAGAAGAGTTTGATTTAGTACTACAAGATGGTATTGAATATGACTTTGATGGTGATGGTACAGTTATCGATTCTGAGAAACAAAGTGTACATTATAATAGATTGGTTAGATAATGTCATTTAGAGAAGACATAGCAAACAATATAGTCAATCAATTAGGTGATATAACATCACCAGGAGTGACCCTAGTGTCACGAAACAATATATCTATAGCAGATTTAAGTGCACAACAATTTCCATGTATATTAGTTTTAACTGGCAGTGAAGTAAAAGAAGATATTACACAAGTACAAAATCGTGGTACAGTGACATCAGGTTTGGTAAGATCAGAATTAGATTTTACGATAACAGGTTATGTTAGAAGTACAAATAGTACATTAACTGCAAATGATAATTTAGATACACAACGTAATGATATGATTGAAGCTATTGAAGAAAAATTAGCTGCTGACAGAACTCGTGGTGGTAATGCGTTAAATGCATACATCACACAAGTCACAGTTGATCCAGGAAATATATTTCCTTATGGCAGGGTTGATATCAACTACAGAGTGGAGTATAAATATATAAGAGGTACAACATAATATGGCAATGTATTTTATAGAAAAAGATG